CTTTGATTCAAAATGAAGTCTATTATCCTGCTGATGTATCTTTTGGTAACGGTGGTCTGAAAATGTACGTCGGTACTTATCAGAATCTGCAGGAAGGCGCTGAATATGATCTAAGTGTTGCATATGATGTAACGACGGCAACAGCAAACAGTACGTTCAACTACACAACTTTCAATAATAACAGCGATTTTGGTATTATTGGAGGTATTACGTTTAATACGGACGGAACTAAAATGTATGTGAGATCGTCTAATTCGACGAATAAACTCAATCAATTCGACTTGAGTACTGCTTGGGATGTGTCAAGTTTGAATTTTGCGTCAAGAGTTACTCTAAATTTGACTGGCACGGGATACTCAAAAGCAGTTCCTTCCTCAGACGGTAAAAGATTTTATTACACTGAAAGTAGTACCGATGTTGTTCGTGAAATAGAACTGTCAACGGCATGGGATTTGTCAACAGCAACTGATAGTGTTAGATCGTTTGATGTTTCAACGCAAGATACAACTCCGTTTGGTATTGCTCTTGGTAACTCAGATTCAAATATATTTGTGATCGGTTCTGGTAATGATACGGTGTTCAAATATAATCTCTCACTTTTCGGCGACGAGTACATTGCACAATGGACGCTTTCAGGACCAACTTTTGCTCATAAATCGCCGTCACTAAGCTCGCAAGAAGCTAATCCATTTGGATTAGATTTCAAATCAGATGGAACAAAACTTTATGTAATTGGGGCAGCCCAAGATGATATACTTCAATATTCTCTTTCAACACCGTTTGATGTATCAACGGCAACTTATGATAGTGTAGCAACAACAGGACTTGTTACGGCTGGATATGATTTAGTGTTCAAATCTGATGGGTCTAAAGTTTTTGTCAATGATACTGCAAGATATATAGAAGAATACACTTTAGGGACAGCCTGGGATTTATCGACCATTTCTTCAATGGTAAATCAACTTGACACTTATGCGAATTTTGGAAATTACGCCAATCAATATGGATTTACATTAAAACCAGACGGCACAAGATTATATGTCACTAGTGAAAGAGCGCCATATATACAACAATATAATCTATCTTCTGCTTGGGATTTATCTACAGCATCAGCTAACGTTTCAATCGGATCGACTGGTCAATTCGGAATTGGATTTATTGAAGATGGATCTGTTATGTTTACGATGGAGAGCTCAAACCTTCTTCGTAAATGGAATCTTTCTACTCCATGGGAAGTCGATAGCGCTGTATCTGCTCAAACTTACGATTTGGATAATTTGGATACGCCTGCTGGTGGTGTCAATAATATTTTAAACTTCAAACTGATTCAGTCAAAATCACAAATAGCTTGTATGGATAATTCGGGTTATGACATTCTAACATTCAATATAAATCAATCTGGAGGAGTTGGAACTGCACCTGCAGGTAAACTCAGTCTTCGAAAAGGTTCGACTGTGTACGATAGTCGTTCCGATAAAATCAATATTGGTTCTCTTGTGATGGGAGCTAACACAATCATTCAAGCTGATTCAACGGAAGACTTATCTTATACAATCACCGTTCAAGAACTTTCTGGTGATATTGCTTCTGGATTTAATGTTGCAAACAAAACACTAACATTAGGAACACTAAAGCAAACTATTCTTGAAGCAACAACTGACACGAGAATATACGGTTGTCAAGTGACTAACTTTGATGGCGCTTCTTCTGTGACTTTTACAACATATCTAAACGATGTGGCGATTGTCACAAAAACGGTTCCTGTCGGTAAATCGGTTCTTGGTATTACTCCAGGACTTTCGTTATCGGCAGGAGATGTTCTCAAAATCCAACCTGGCGGTATTGGCGACATTCAAGTATCGCTTACATATGAAGAAATCTAAGGAGAAATAAAATGAAAATTGTTGTATTGAATAGTGATAATAGAGTTCTTTATATGGATGAAGACTCGGGAAATCTTGAAGTCAAAACAAATTACGTCACATATAAAGAGTCAAGAATATTTGGTCTTACTTCTGAAACCGTGACACTTTATTCAAATGTGGAAAATCCCGAATATCTTTTTGCAACTACTGAAATGGTTGCCAATGTTGAAGTGACAACGCTTGATACGTTTGAACACTCCAAGTTTCTTTATGACGGTGCAAACTGGAGTAAAAATCCAGATTGGATAGATCCAACAATAACTGTGATTGTTGAAGCAAACACGACACCGGAACTATAAATAAGGTAAAAAGAGAGGTGTTGTATGGCTCAGCCGACGACAAGAGATCAGTTTCGAGAATGGTGTCTGCGTAAGCTAGGCAAACCAGTTATTGAAATCAACGTTGATATTGATCAGGTTGAAGATCGTATTGATGAGGCTTTGTCGTATTACTGGGACTACCATTTCGACGGCACTGAAAAGATTTATCTCAAACATCAAATAACCGAATCGGATAAGACAAACGGTTATATCACAGTACCTGAAAATGTGATCGGCGTTGTCAACATCTTCAACCTCTCTTCTTCTCCTACATTCAGTTCAAATATCTTTAGTGCCAAGTATCAGTTTGTTCTCAATCATATTCATGAAATCGCAAACTACAATCTAGTTCACTTTTATATGAATATGCAACATATACAGTTTATGGAACAAATCCTAGCTGGAATGCAGCCTATTCGTTACAATCGTCACGTGAACAAACTTTATATTGATACTGCGTGGGATGAGCTTACAACTGGAAACTATATCATTGCTGAGTGTTATCAAATCGTTGATCCAACAACCTATACAGATGTATGGAAAGATAGATGGTTACAAAACTACGCTACAGCAAAAATCAAATATCAATGGGGTTCTAATCTAACAAAGTTCGTCGGTCTTCAGCTTCCAGGCGGTGTTCAATACAACGGCGAACAAATTCTTCAATCCGCCGAAGCAGAAATACAAAAACTTGAAGAAGATATGATATCATCTTACAGTTTACCAGTACATGACATGATCGGGTAAAAATGGCTCGTAACTACTATTTTGAAAACTTTTCTAACTCTATGGAACAAAGTCTGATAGAAGACTTGATCATAGAGTCGATTCGTATTTATGGCGTTGAAGTATGGTATATTCCTCGAACACTTCAAGCGAAAGACGAACTACTCAACGAAGATGATCTTTCTACGTTTGAAGACGCGTATTTGATTGAGATGTATATCAAAAATGTTGACGGATTCCAAGGAGAGGGCGATTTTCTCTCAAAGTTTGGATTGCAGATTCGAGACTCTATGACACTAACTGTAGCGATTCGAGTTTTTGATTCAGAAGTAGGATCAAATGAAAACAAAAACAGACCAAATGAAGGCGATCTAATCTACTTTCCTTTGAATCGAAAAATATTCAAAGTGATGCATGTAGAACACGAAGCCATTTTTTATCAACTTGGTCAGATACAAACATACGATCTCAAAGTAGAACTTTTTGAGTATTCACAAGAAAGATTTACAACTGGTGTTGATGAGATTGATACACTATTTACCGACTATGTGACCACTGCAAATAACACAATCGCGGGTATTGAATCAATTGATCTACTAGCCGATAATCTTACAATTGAAACGGTTGCTGATAATCTGATTGACTTTAGTCAAGATAATCCATTTGGCGAAAGTAACTTTTAGATGTTTGGAAACTCTTTCTATAATGAAACAACTCGCCGGTATGTTGCCACCTTCGGTACGCTGTTCAATGACATATCGATCACAAGAAGCAATAATGCCGGATCTACAGTCCAAACAATGAAGATTCCGCTCAACTATTCTCCAATGCAAAAGTTGCTTGCAAAACTTGAGCAAGACCCAAACCTTACAGCTCCTGCAATCTCGCTTCCTCGAATGTCATTTGAAATGGTGAGTATGACTTATGATGGAACGAGAAAACTTCCAAGCACACTTCGTAATGTGCGAGCAAAAACAACAAACGATAATCTTTTCTCAACCCAATACGTACCAGCTCCGTATAATCTTGATTTTGAACTCAACATTATGGCAAAATATAGCGAAGACGCCACTAAAATTGTTGAGCAAATACTTCCTTATTTCAAGCCAGACTTTACAATATCAGTCAAGTTGATTGATGACTTTGACCAGTATATTGATATTCCAGTGATTCTAAACAGCGTTGGAATCAATGACACGTATGAAGGAAGTTTTGAGGAAAGGCGAGCGATCATATGGACACTGAACTTTACCGTCAAAGGATATTATTTTGGTCCAGTTTCTGATAAGAAGATAATCAAGTTTGCAACTGTCAATACCTACACTTCTTTTACGTCAAATAACGTTGTAGAATACGTGACAGTACAACCTGGATTGACGGCAAACGGCGAACCAACAACTGTTGCCAATAACAGTATTGCTTACTCGGATATCAACTTTGATGATGATTGGGCGTATATTGTTAGGATTGAGGATGCATAATGAAAGATATCATTT